AAAGAGTCTTTAAAACTATTTAGTATTGTCGCAAGTTGATTACCACTTGTGGTGTTTGGGTTAATATCTGAAAATATTGACATTCATCTCTCCTTAGATAGTGGCCGCTTGTTTTCGGCCGTATCCCTTGGCCATATAGTCAATCTGTCTTGAGACAGGATTTCCATTAACATCTCTTATAATTATATCAAAATCTGCTAAAGTTTTGTTTGTTAATACAGCATAGTCACCTAGTTGTGCGTTGTCTATTGTGACCTGTAGGTTAGGTGTTGTGCTAGGCCCTTTGAAGGCTAGTGGGTAACTAATAGTTGAACCAGTAATAGGTATGGTTAAGTTGTCTCCACTTTCAACTCTATCGGGCATGTCTGATTTTATCTTCGCGTCAAAGACTCGTGGTGTTACACTTGCTTTGTTTGAGATTAGCTTTAATCTGAATTGGAATATCCTTGCAGTAAAGTCACCTTGGATAAATTTTCTCCATGGAGTCCATGCATCGGGCGCACCTTCACTTAATGAATTAATAGATTCGAGCGTTGCCCAATCTGCCATGACATTAAATGAATCTGTTCCACGATAGTAAGACTCTACACCCCACTCACTAGCATCTGTTATAGACATAGCAGTAAGCGAAGATAGGTCTGACCAATTGCTCATTAAGTCATCTTTAGAATATCCTTCTGCTTCAATTGCTGATTGAAGTCTGACTGTGTATATCTCACCTAAATCTAGGAATGAATCGTAATAATAATTACCCTCACTGTAGTACTCAACTACACCAACACCACCCACTGTTTCTTCTTCTAAAAGAAGCGCATCGGCAACACTAACCACGCGGTCTAAAGAACCGGGAAATAATGGGAAGTCATTTGTCTCATCAACTATATTAAGATTAACAAGTTCCGGAATAGAGGTAATTGCCACTGCAGCATTTACACTTTCATTTCCATTAAAGTCTCTGGCCTTAATTAAGTATGTTCCTGTCCTAGCAGGAGTTGTTGTCTGAGTATTATTTCTATCAATAGAAAGGATCGGAACGGAGTTGTCCCATCTAGCGTTGTTTTGTGGTGAGAATCTAACAAGGTAGCTATCAATGTCACAATCAGTAGGCGCGCTCCAATCAAGCTGCAGAGTTTCGTTTAGTATGTTTATAAATAGACCGTCAACGTCACTAGGTGCTGTTGTTTTATTTATTGGTGTTGCTTCTACGGAAATTGCTTCACCTAGTGGGATCTTAAAGCCTCTAGAGTTTACTGCTAATACTTTGAAGGAGTGTTCAATGTCTAAGTAAGACTCATCAACAACATATCTATAGGTAGAGTCTGTCGTGAAATCAGCAAGCCTGTAGCCACTTCCTCTGTTAACATATATCTCAAAGGATTCATAAATATTACCAAGCGATGGAGTCCATAACAGATCAATAAAGAACACATAACTTCTACCGCTACAATCATAACCATTATTAAACACTGAAAGGTCTGTTATCGGACTAGGTGCAGTTAGGTTAATGTCTAGTATTTCTGAAATAGCAGGATCATAAGAAGGAAGTGTTCCTAGCGATTCTGCTTGAAATATTAAGTTATTCTTTTCTACCAACTCTAGTTCTGCAGAAAGGTCATCACTTGGAATAATTGACTTAACAATACATTCAAAAGTTATCTTATCTACTTCTCCGAAAATAAACAAATCTCCCACTTCTGGAACAGTTCCATCAAGAACAAAAGTTATTGGATCAACAACCGTTAGTGTGCTTGTCGATATAACCCCAACACTATTTCTGGAAGTGTAACCATAATTAACTCCACCTTGAGTAACAACCTCGTCATCTATTGTTACGGTGGTTCCAAATACGCTTTTAACTCTTGCAGGTATCCCACCAATCTTCATGGAGTCTTGAGTTATAATTACATAGTCACCCCTGGTGCAGACTAGGTGTTCAAAATCTACTGAGAGCCTAAATTTTTCTTGTCTTAGTGTTGCTTGAGCATAGTTATATCGGCCAAATCTCCATGCCTGTTCATTGTTAGTACAACCAAAAGTGTCCATCTCGTCAAAGGTTAGTGCCGTAGAAAGATCAAAGCCATCGTTATAAACAACGCGCTCTTTTAATTCCCAATTAGAACCCGGATCTACATACTTAATCTTTATCGCATCTGGTAGTTCAGTGTAGTTTCTCGTTGTAGTAAAACCAGAAGAGTTTCTTGGCGTGAATATCTGAACAGGAATTGTCTTTTCTTTGTCTATTAATACACCATACTTTCCATTAATCATGTTAAGAGAAGCTTGAGCCGCTGCGCCAACTTGATTAAGTGTTCTAGATAGTGTTGTTGCATAATCAAGAACAAAATTAACTTCAAAGCGTGACTTTATATATGTTCCATAACTGGCAGGAGCCGTTGGTATTTCTGCACAGTACGCGGCCCACTCAACAAGGGAGTCGGTATCAAGCCTTGATTTGTCTACTGCTCTTTTATTTGCCTTACCTGTTAATAGGTCTGCATATATCCAAGCAGGATTATTCGTAAGCTCTAGGTTCCAACTAGTCCCATCGTAAGCGTCTAGATACGAGGTAGCTATCGCAGAAAGGTTTTGAATCGATCCGTTAATTTGATCGGTGGCCTTAATTTTAAGCTCAAGAAAAGTATGTCTTTGTGTTGTCTGAATAGGTTCGTCATCAAACCTAGTTTGTAGGGTTGTCCACGTTAAAGAGTCTCGTACTTCATGTGCAAGAATACTTGTTGAACTATTTCTGGTTACCCTTACTTTTATTTGATTTTTAGTTATTGGTGTAAACTTGTAAACACCGTAAACAGGAGATGTTTTAGCTGCTGATATTTTAGTGTTTCCTGATTGAAAAGAGTTTGACTTTATTGTTGAAACCCTAGCATCTATATCAAAATCAGGATAAGGAAGACCTGTTGTTCCATATCCTTTAAATTCTTTATAGTAATACTCTTTGGTGGTTGAAGAGTTGTTAACATCGTATTTCATGTACTCGGTATAAAGTGGAATGTTAATTGTCTTGTCTAGTCTGTGATTATTTACACCATCATTCTGAGCAACCTTTCCAACGTAGATACCGTTTATCTTAACCCCTGTTCCGACAGGCAATAGGCTTGTGAACTTAATCCAAGAGTTTCCGTTATTAACAAGGTTCCAAGTAAACTGCTTGTATACAAAGTCGCTACCATCTGCCTCAAACCAATCAGAATCAAGTCCGTTGGAGTTGGCCCAGTGGTCATAGTCTTGATTGTTTTGAATATTGACTGTGTTTTCTTGAGAAGAGAATATATTATTACCTGGGTTGGAATAGAGAGTTGTCCCGACTAGTTTTATTATTTTAGCATCGTATGGATCATTGTAATCATAGACAAAATCTTTATCGTCAAAGTCTCGCCAATCTTCTGTTCCTTCTTCTGCGAACTGAATATTTAATTCAATATCTCTAGTAAACCTTGATCCGTTAGATGCATAAGCTATTAGCCCTTGTGGACAAGCAAGTGTGACAGTTATCTCTTGATCTTTGTCGTTAATATTTAGTGCTGCCGTTCTTATTGCTTCGTATTGATCTGGTGTTGTTCCACCATCGGTTTTGTTTTTATTTAAAGCAACCCCAACATCTGAAACAGAAACATCTCCCTTGTAGTACTCAAGAGTATTAAAGACTCCATTATCCCAAACACCTTCATCTACGGCCGGTCTATTAAAGTCTACGAGTCTATAGTCAACGAAGTTGTAGTTTTCAATTAATGTTTCACCAATCTTTAAATCTTTAATGTCTAGTGGCCCAAAACCAAAGTCATATACTGCGTAGTAGAACTGGACTAGCTCACCAGTGACAGGATCATTTTCTAGTTCGGTATATGGAGTAGCTGCTATGAGTGGAAATATTCTATGTGTTCCATAGACTCTTGGAACGGAGCCATACTTCTTAATGCTATTAGACTGAGATGTAATGGTGAACATCTGTGACTCTTCGTAAGAGCCACCACCGCCACCAATCTGCTCATCTGGTGGTTGAATTAGTGCGCCTAATAAAAGTGCTGCGCCAATTTGAAAAGACGCTGTTGCTACTCCTGAACCAATACCTATGAATGAAGCAAGTCCAGGATTCATCGTAATTACTGAGGCCACAACAATTAGAAAGACTCCAAGTATTGCGCCAAAGTCGTCACCTTTAGCTATGGCAACAATAACAACGTCCTGTCCCTCACTTGGCTTAGTTGTATCCCAAAAGTCTTTATCAATAGTATAACCATCAACAAGTATTTTAAAGTAGTCTTCAATCTCTGGTTTGTAGTCTATTTTTTTATATGCGAGTGCATCCTTAAGAATGTCTCTTAAATTGTCACCGTTCTTATGAGTGAACTTTAGAACGTCTTTTGAACTTACACTGTATCTAAACTTGGCCATCTGTAAAACCCAACTATTCGTTTTTCGTAACGGTCTAATGAATCAATAACACAATCTGTTTTCTTAGTGGTGTGCAGAAACTTCTTCCCCTCTAAGTAGACTCCGATATGTGCTGCTAAACCAATTACTCTGAATACTATTATATCTCCAAATCTTCTGTCGTTTACTCTTTTAAAGTTAAATTTTTGAAGATTGAATATTTCGTTTATCTCGCTTCTCTCTATTGGTTGTGCATACTCTAAGTTATCTAGGTCTATATCTAAAACACTTGAGTAAAACCCTTTAACAATATCATAACAATCAAGCTTGCTGTATGGCTCACCTATGGAGTTAACCAAATAGTCCAGGGAAGTTTGATGGTGCATACTGCTCACTTGTCATTCCAGTGTTTAAAAAATCATCCATTACAATTGAACCACTTACACTCTGTGCGTTAATGGTTACGTTTCTTAACTTTAAGTCTGTATAGTCTATTTCAATAAAATCAGGATTGCTAGCCAGAACCATCTCCACCTTTAAAGAGATAGGAGTTGTCACCGCTCTAAGCTCATTAATTAATTCTAGTGTTACATTGTCAATTATTAACTTAAGCTCCCTTGCTGTTTCACCGTCATCTGTAGGTAGGGTAATTTTAAAAGGGAACGCGCTAAACAATTCTCCATTGCTTGTAATATCTTCTGAGTTATTAACTAGTCTTATTGTCGCAAAACTGTCGTGAGATAATGTTATAAGAGACAAGAATGGATCGTCACTTGTAGAACCAAAAAGCTGATTCATTAAGTTGTCAGATAGCGAACGGCTCACAATTCTCTCCACTGGAAAGTTATTTTATACTCAACACCACCGCCACCAAGTGGAACAGCAGAGGGAGCATCCACAAACTCAAATTCTGAATCAAGCTGAGTTAATGGGTTTTCAAAATTAAAACTCTTTAAGCCACTAACAAGGGTTGTCTTGTAAAATGTTAAAAACGTATCCCAATCAGAATATTTTAGATTTATGCTTCCATTATAAATATCGAAAGTCTTTGTGTATCTTGCCCTTCTCTTTGGTGGGCCTATTTCTGTTTCAGATTCAATCCATGGCTTGTCAGGAGTGAATTGAAAGTTTTCAGTATTGAGTTTGTCTTGAAGGCCCGCTGGCCATAGTTCTGCCATTATGTCCCTTTCCTGCTAAGTCCGTAGTTTGTACTCATTTGTCTATCCATAGAACCACTAGCAAACATTTGCTTAACGGTTCCGGTTATAAGAACATCAATCTGCTTTTGACCGTTAGATCCGGTTGATTCTTTAGTTTCAACACTTGCGCCCGCACTATTGAATACGTTTACTGTGACTTCACCGCCACTATTACCAACTGCCTTAACTCCAAGCTCGCCACCACTACCTCTAGTTAAAGGAAGTATTGCTTCTGGCCCTGCTTCACCAAAGACACCTAGCTGTGCCCCATCGAAGGCTCCACCTTTTGCAAAAGGAGTTATATTGGCACCATACTTTGTAGCTGAACCTACAGAAGCACCAAGTCCACCTGTTGCTCCTGTAGCTCCCTGAGTGAATAGACTAGCAAAGCCACCGCCACCAGTTAATGCTTTTAAGATTGGAGCTACTATTGCTGCTCGCAATTGGATTCTTACTATTTGTTTTATTATATCGTTTGCAAAGTCTCGCCAAACAAACTTACCGTTTGTTGCGAACTCTACCATAGCGTCTTCGATACCCTTAAAGGTAGAATCAAATACTCCACCTGCTAAGGACATTGTTTCTGAGGCCTTAGCAACAGAATCGGCAAGAGCTAATTGTGCTTCAATTGCACCTAGAGTGCCGCCGGGCAATGCTGCAAGTGCTTCTGCGTATTCATTAACACTTATCTTTCCACCCTTAAAGTCTGCCGCTATCTTTTCTAATTCATTATTTCTTATTGCTTCTTGGTATTGGCTATATGTAATTAATGTAAGACTAAGCTCTTTATTCAATGCTTTAAGATTAAAAGAATCTGATTTGCTTACAGATAATGGGTTTTTTGGTTCGGTCGTAGACCTAGCTCCGATCCTTTTTGTTAAATCATCTCTTTTTTCTTTTAATATTTTAAGTCTACTTGTTTGCGCGCTATACTTACTCGCTTCTTCGTCTGAAAAAGAATCAAAGAAGTCGGCTACCGCACCAAACGTACCTTTATTCTTTGTCGGTTTAGTGAGTTTGGATAAGCTTTTTTCAGTGGTAGCTATCTGACTATTAATTTGCTTAAGGTATCTAACAAGGCTAGCTTTCTTTTCGGCCTTCTCTGACTCGTCATAAACTTTCTTTAATCCAAAGCCAACTGCTGCTAAAGCAATTGTTATTGGCCCTAAAGCTAGAGCAAATTTCGCAATGGCTCCACCGCTTAATATTTTACTTAACGCTGAGAACCCTGTGATAAGTTTTCCCATCACGGTTGCGCTTCCCAATATTATAACTAGCTTTATTACTGACTCAAGATTATCTATTAAGAAAAACATTGCCTTAGCAAACTTTGAACTTAAGCCTATCTTTTGATTTAGCTCATCTATTTTTGCAGCAAAAGCATCTTTTAATATTACCGCTACTTGTTCAAAAGTTATCCCAAGCTTATCTGCATCGGCAGAAAGTTGATCGAAGTTTTTAGCTAAAGCATTAAGAACAACCTTAGAAGTAATCGCTCCTGTTTCAGCAAACTTAATTAGCTTACCTCTAGCAATTCCTAATTCTTTTGAAAGTATATTTACAAAGACAGCATTGGCCTCTAAAACTGATCTCAACTCTTGTCCACGTAATGCGCCTGAACTTAATCCTTGCGTTAATTGTATGGTTGCTGCTGTGGCCTCTGCTGTGGTTGACCCTGAGAGTCTGAACGTTTGTTGTAAGCCTTCTGTTACTCCTGCAATTTCTTCTATTGATAAACCAAGCTCTTGAGTAGCAAGGGCAACCCTGTTGAAAACCTCACCAATGGAAGCAACAGAAGTTCTTGTTCTTTTGGCTATGCCCTGCAAATCTTTAAATGTGTTTGTGGCGAGCTGAGCGTCACCAGTGAATACCTTAATTCTATCTCTTAGTAACTGGAACGAGTCTGCCATTCTAGCAATCTCTCTTATTCCAAGACCTG